AAGAACATGTTGAAGCTCTTATGAGTGGAGAAGGTGACTTGTCAGATGAATTCAAAAAGAAAGCTGCAACTGTATTTGAAAGTGCTGTAAAATCAAAAGTTCGCGATGAAGTTACAAGACTTCAAGAAAACTATGACAACGAAATAGAAGAAGGTATCAAATCTAACAAATCTGAACTTACAGAAAAAGTAGATACATACATGAACTATGTTGTAGAAGAATGGATGAAAGAAAATGAATTAGCAGTAGAAAGAGGTCTGAAAGGAGAAATCGCTGAAGACTTTATTGCTGGTTTGAAACAGTTGTTTGAAGACCATTATGTTGACATTCCTGATGACAAATATGATGTACTACAAGCACAATCAGACAAAATTGCTGAGTTAGAAGAAAAAGTCAATAAGACTTTAGATGAATCAATAGAATTTAAAAAGTCTAATGATGACTTAACTCGTAATAAAGTTATATCAGAAATGGTTTCTGATTTAGCTGACACAGAAATTGAAAAGTTCAAAGGTCTTACTGAAGATGTTGACTTCGGAAACGAAGAAGACTTTAAAGGTAAACTTGAAACTTTAAAAGAAAGTTATTTCCCTAAAACAATTAAGGAAACAACCGAAAATATAGATAATGTAGAAACTGGCCCTGCACAGGACATTGATGTCACAGATTCGATGGCTGCTTATTCAAAAGCAATCGGAACTGCCGTCAAGGGTGCAAGTAAGTAAATATATAAATAGTAGAAAATAAAAGGAGAAAACACAAATGTTTCAAACAGAAAATCTACAAGAGAAGTGGTCGCCAGTCCTTGCACATCCTGATTTACCAAAAATCGAGGATTCGTATAAAAGGGCAGTAACTACTGTAATTCTTGAAAACCAAGAAAAAGCTATCAAAGAAGATAGAAATTTCTTGAGAGAAGCAGCTCCAACAAACAGCACTGGTGCTGATGTTGAGAACTGGGACCCAATATTAATATCTTTAGTTAGACGTTCAATGCCTAACTTAATTGCATATGATATCTGTGGTGTACAACCAATGACAGGACCAACAGGGTTAATCTTTGCTATGAGAGCAAGATTTGCTTCTATGGACGGTGCAGAAGCATTAGGAGATGAAGCTGATTCTGGTTTCTCTAATGATGATGCTGCTGGTGACTTAGGTGTTGGAGACCAAACTGGTACTAACCCATCTGCATTAAACGACAGCCCATCAGCTGGTCAATATACATCACCAACAGGTATGTCATTGGCTCAAGGTGAAGCTTTAGGAGATGCAACAGGTAATGCATTTGCTGAAATGGCTTTCAGTATAGAAAAAACAACAGTAACCGCTGTTACTCGTGCTTTAAAAGCTGAGTACACAATGGAACTTGCGCAAGACTTAAAAGCAATTCATGGTCTAGATGCAGAAACAGAACTAGCAAATATCTTGTCTGGTGAAATTCTTGCTGAGATTAACCGTGAAGTAGTTAGAAGCATTTATGTTTCAGCTGTTAAGGGTGCTCAAGTAAACACAACAACTGCTGGAATCTTTGATTTAGACACAGATTCAAATGGTCGTTGGTCTGTTGAGAAATTTAAAGGTTTAATGTTCGCTCTGGAAAGAGATGCTAACGCTGTCGGACAACAAACTCGTAGAGGAAAAGGTAACATAATCATATGTTCTGCTGATGTAGCGTCTGCGTTACAAATGGCTGGAGTATTAGATTACACACCTGCTCTAAACAACAACTTAAATGTTGATGACACATCTGCTACATTCGCTGGTGTTATGAACGGTAGATTCAAAGTATATGTTGACCCATATGCTGCTAACGTCGCTGCTGCTCAATACTACGTTGTAGGCTATAAAGGTACTTCACCTTACGATGCTGGTGTCTTCTATTGCCCATATGTACCACTACAAATGGTTCGTGCGGTAGGCGAAAACACTTTCCAACCAAAAATTGGATTTAAAACTCGTTACGGGTTACAAGCAAATCCATTTGCTGAAGCTGGAACAGGGGACGCTGCTGTTATAAACGGAAGTGGTTCTGCAAACGCTAACAGATACTACC